TAACATCCACAGACAATGGGGACCAGACGATAGAGAATACACTGGTGGTGTATCAGCAGGTTGTCAAGTATTCCAAAGCAGCAAAGACTTCTACCAGTTTATGGAACTCTGCCACATTTCAGCCGAGACTTATTCAAATAAGTTTACCTACACTCTAATAAACGACACAGATTTAGAAAAAACACTTGACTTATGTATCTGACTTCAGTATATTCATACCACAACCTATCGCAGGAGAATAGTATGACACCTGAACAAAAGTTCGCAAAACTGTATAAAGAAATGTGGGACCTTTGCCAAGAGAATGAATGGGGAGATCCCTTCTCATATGCAAGGGCTAAAGAGATCTATGCCACTTGCGCTCTTGGACATTCAATGCCGGCACCAGATGCCTACTCTGGTGCCGATGGTATCAATGAGAAAGGCGAGGGTGTAGAATATAAATCTACTATTGGCAAGAGTATAAAAGGATCTTACACTGGAATATCGGTGCAGCCAACTTGGGAAGAGCAAGACCGATATCTGAGAGAAGAAAAGATTGCTAAATACCCAGAGCACTACTACAATCGCTTTGAAGATGGGAAACTAGTAGAATCTTGGAAACTGACTGGTCAGCAGGTATATGAGATTCTTGGACCAAAGTTGAAGGACAAGTTCTCTACCGTCCTCAACCAGAAAGACCCAAGGCTTTCTGCAACTGTGACGACAGGAGAGATCCATCAATATGGAAAGAGGGTTCTATGAGTTTAGACAGCAAAAAACTTATGTATTCAAAAGGCAATAACGATGAATGCTATACACCGGCTTATGGTGTTGAGCCTATCTTGGAGTTTATTCCCAAGGATGCCATCGTCTGGTGTCCTTTTGACACAGAAGAAAGTCAGTTTGTAAAACTTATATCAAAGCAAAACCAAGTCATCTATTCTCATTTGGATGAGGGAAAAGATTTCTTTGAGTATGAACCAGAGGAGTGGGATGTGATTATATCCAACCCTCCCTTCACAAACAAGCGCAAGTTCTTTGAGAGGGCTTTGTCATTCAACAAGCCATTCGCTTTGATTATGACAAACACTTGGCTAAATGATTCAGCACCAAAGCAGTTGTTCAAGGATAGAGACTTACAACTTCTAATGTTTGATAAGAGGATGAAGTTTATCTCACCTGATGGTAGGGACAATAATAAGATTACTTTTAGCAGCAGTTACTATTGTTGGAACTTCCTGCCAAAACAAATCATTATGAGAGAATTAAAAATACCAAAAAATGCTTGACTTCTTTTTTATCCTGCCTTATAATCTACCTATAACTTTTGCCAAGGAGATAGTAAAAAAGTAGTAAAAAACTACTAAACATACTATTTATAATTGTAAGGAGATAAGTTATGGACAACAAGCAATCTGAAAAAACAGTCAAAATGGATGCGGCAGCACACTCTATTATCAAACAATATTGTAAAGATAATGGTTTAAAGTTCGCTCGCTTCATTGAAAAGACTTGTCTTCGCTTTATTGAAGAGGAGACACAAAACAATGGAAACAAAGAAGTGTAGAGACTGCGGAGAAGAAAAGGCATTAGAAGAAAACTTCTACAAAAAGAGTGGAAGGATAAATCAATGGATGCCTTACTGTAAGCCTTGTCACTTGGCGAGGAACAATAAAGCGAGAGATTTAAATGCAAATACCAAAGAGAGAACGAAGAAAAACTACCAAGACTGGTATTCTAAAAATAAGAGGGCGAAGATAGAATATAATATTGCTTACGCAAAGAAAAAGTGGAATAATGATCCAGCGTGGAGATTGAGAAGATTGGTTTCTGGTGCTGTTTACAATGCTCTCAAAGCAAACGATGGCGGAAAAAACGGAGGCTCTATTTTGGATTACTTGCCATATTCAATAAATGAACTCAAGGAGCATTTGGAAAAACAGTTTGAGCCTTGGATGTCTTGGGATAATCACGGTGAGTGGCACATAGACCATATTTGTCCTCAATCAAAACTGCCCTTTGATAGTATGGAGCACCCTAACTTTCAGAAGTGTTGGGCATTAGAAAACTTACGACCATTGTGCGCTATAAAAAATATGAAAAAGAAAGACAAAACACTTGACTTTCAAATTTAAACCCACTATAATCTACCCATAACTTTTGCAAAGGAGATAGTATGAATATCGGATACGCCTGTATTAACTGCGAACTGTCTGAACTGCCCAAGAACGAGCGTGTGACTACCAATAGATCTATGATTAAGCGCACCTTCCACGAGAAGGGCATTGCATACGCTTCTGAACTTGCTTTGGCTAACTGCCGTGACCTTCTCACTATTCTCAAGTGGAACGAGGCTCACGGGTTCAAGTTCTTTCGTTTATCGTCTGACTTGTTCCCGTGGGCTTCCGAGTATAAGTTGTCTGACTTACCAGACTTTGACGACATTTGCTTGGCTCTACAAGAAGCCGGTGATTACATTGAAGACTGCGGTCATCGTGTAACAGCACACCCCGGACCATTCAACAAGTTGACTTCGCCCAACGAGAGTGTAATCCAAAACACTATCCGTGACTTGGAGATCCACGGCGAAGTCTTTGATATGCTTGGGTTGTCTCGCACACCATACAACAAACTCAACATCCATGTCGGCGCACACTACAACGACAAGCCTATGGCTCTTGCTAACTTCTGTAAGAACTTCCACCGCTTGTCCGATGCAGTCAAGTCTCGGCTCACAGTAGAGAATGACGACAAGGCTTCGCTCTACTCTACCAAGGAATTGTACGACAGTGTATACCAAGAGATTGGTATTCCCATTGTCCACGACCAACACCACCACCTTTTCTGTACTGGTGGACTGGAACAGGAAGAGGCTATGCTTTATGCTGCTATGACTTGGGGTGACATTACACCAGTCATTCATTACAGTGAAAGCCGACCAGACGAACAGAACGATCCCAAGATCAAACCACAGGCTCACTCTGATTATATCTACAACAAGATTGATACATTCGGTTTGGATGTAGATGTAATGGTAGAAGCCAAAGCAAAAGAACGAGCAGTCCAACGATACAAGGAGTTGTGGGGATGAAAAAGATTAGACTATGGAAAAATAAACACGAGTTGTCAGACAAGTATTCTCTTGTAGATGATGAAGACTATGAGAAAGTTGTTGAAGCAAAGGACAAGAGAGGTAAACAAAAGAAGTGGTATTGTCATAATAACAACTCCTCATCTGACTATGCTATGGACGGCAACCGAAGGGACTCCATCCACAGACTTGTAATGGGAAACCCAAAGGGCATGTGCGTTGACCACATCAATGGAGATACTCTAGACAATAGGAAAGAGAACTTGAGAGTTTGTAGCCATAGTGAAAACCTAAGAAACAAGAGAACAAGAAGAACAAGTCAGTCTGGCTACAAGGGCGTTTATGAAGTTAAAAAGCCCAGTCGCCACAAGTATGTAAGCAAGAAAACAGGCAAAGTAACATACCACGAGAGTATGCCAAAAAAAAGATTTAGTGCTTACATTGGCAACGGCACAGGAGGAAATATTAAGTTGGGCTATTGGGCAACAGCCGAAGAAGCAGCAGAGGCTTATGATAGAAAAGCCCTAGATCTATACGGTGAGTTCGCTAGACTAAACTTCCCAGACAAACTTAAACAATACTTGGAGGAGATAAACAATGATTAAAGAAACAGTAAACCACCCAGAGCATTACAATAAAACTGCCCTAGAAGTTATTGACGCCATTGAGCAATGGGATCTAAACTTCAGCGAAGGCAATGTTGTAAAGTATCTTATTCGCCACAGGCACAAAGAAAATCCCTTGGAGGATTTGAAGAAAGCCAAGTGGTATTTGGATAGATTGATTAGCAAACACGAAAAGGAGAATGTATGAACATTAAGTTTTTTAGGATTAGACCCGACGCTAAACTACCAGTTAGGGCACACAGGACAGACGCAGGTATGGACCTATTCTATTGCCCCAACGGAGGCAGAGGTGCTTGCTTGGAAGACAACGGAGAATACTGGCTGTCTGCTCGGTCAAGCAACCTAATCTCTACTGGGCTGAAAACAGAGATCCCAGAAGGATATATGCTGGAAATCAAAAACAAATCGGGCATTGCTTCTAAGCGACAACTGGTTGTAGGTGCTTGTGTTGTTGATCCCGGCTATGACGGAGAGATCTATGTGAACCTCCACAACATTGGAGCAGAGACACAGATTCTCAAGCCGGGAGACAAGATTGCTCAGGCAGTCCTCGTCCCAGTTGTTCATTGTGGTATTGAGGAAGCAACCGAAGATAATCTCAATAATGGCTCTACCAGAGGCGAAGGTGGCTTTGGTTCCACAGGTGATCGCTAATGGGCAAACTATCCAAGAAAGTAGGCAGAAAAAAGGAAGTTCAGGCAAAGAAGGAAGCCCAAGACAAACTCGTTCGTAGTGTATCTATGTTCGGTTTGCGACCTGATGCCTGCTCTTCCTGCTCTGCTCCATTTGATAAAACCAGCAGAGAAATGGCTATGACTTGGCGAGTAGTAGTTAGTGAAGAACAAAAGCGTGTAACCCTAATCTGCCCTGACTGCCAAGCCAAAGTAGCCGAGGGCATAGAAAAAGTATTTGGAGATACTAATGAATAAGAAAGACTTCAAGCAGTTTTGCGAAGACAATAACCTGCGATACAAGAAAGACGCCTGTGGAGATCCTGTCTCTCCCAGTCGCAAAGGAACAAAGACCGACCAACTATACTGGACTGGTTCCGGCGACATTGGCGTTTATGTGGAGAGAGAAACAAAAAAGAAATACACTTTCCTCAAACAGAAACTTATAGAAGAGTATGGTCTTCGCCTACACCAAGACGGTGATACTGACGGCACATTCTACGCAACAACAGGACAAGCAGTCAAAGTTGCTTCTTTCCTTGGCTGCGCTAAGAATGCTGTATCCCAAGCAACAAGAGACAAGATGAGTAAATTAATGAAGGAGAGATTGCACAATGGCTAGTTTGAGTTTTGATGATGTCTTGCTGGTTCCCCAGTATTCAGACATAGAAAGCAGGACAGTCCTATCAACCAAGAATAGTTTGGGAGATATTGGACTAGACCTGCCTATTATTTCCAGTCCTATGGATACAGTAACCGAACTTGATATGTTGGTTGCTATGGAAATGAACGGAGGGTTAGGTATTATCCACCGCTACAATAGTGTTGACGACCAATCCAAACTGGTAAAGCAAGCCAAGGTTGTAGAAGTAAATAATGTAGGAGCAGCCATCGGTGTGACTGGTGATTACTTGGAAAGAGCACAGGCTCTCGTAGAAGCAGGTGCCAATGTTCTTTGCGTTGATGTAGCCCACGGGCACCACTCAATGATGAAGACCGCCCTTGCCAGCCTTCGCAAAGTCTTTGGAAACTCAGTTCACATTATGGCTGGTAATGTAGCAACAGGCGAAGGTGCCTGTGCCTTGGCTGAATGGGGAGCAGACAGCGTAAGGGTCGGCGTCGGCGGAGGAAGTATCTGTTCAACCAGACTGGTAAGTGGTCACGGCGTTCCAACATTTCAGACAGTTATGGACTGTGTTGAGGCTGGCTGTCCTATCCCAATCATTGCTGACGGTGGTATGAAAACTAGCGGAGACATTGTAAAGGCTCTGGCTGCTGGTGCTGACTTTGTTATGCTTGGCTCAATGCTGGCTGGAACAGACCAAGCACCGGGACAGGTTTTTGACGCAGGTAACAAAAAATACAAAGTCTATCGTGGTATGGCGTCAAGCGAAGCCCAAGTTAATTGGCGAGGCAAGACCTCTACACCAGAGGGTATCTCTACCACAATCCCATACAAAGGTGATGTGAATACAATCTTGGCTGACCTCAAAGGCGGTATCCAAAGTGGTATGTCTTACTCAGGTGCTAGGACAATCAACGACCTACAAGCCAAAGCCAAGTTCGTCCAACAAACAACGGCAGGTCAAGCAGAGAGTTTCACTCACATTCTAATGAGGAACAAATGAGCGAAGAATACGAAATAGATTATGGTAATCTCAACAAGGTAATCCAGTTCAAGGAAACCGACAAGAGACACGCCGATCTTCGTATTCGTCTCCACTACGACGGCTTTTATCAAGGAGAGTTCTTTCGAGACATCGTGACTGGTTATCTTCGTGGGGACGACAACTTGATTGCTTATGTAGAGAAAATCAAGGAAGAGAAAATGAAATATAATAAAGGAAGGCTCCGTAAAGGAAAAGCCATTCGCAAGAAGGCTAGGGAAGTGGAAGAGCAGTTCGCTCTAAAAGAAGAGGAGATAGAAAACATCTTCGACATAATACAACAGGAGTTCCCAGATTTATGAAATGTTATGACCAATGCGAAAACCAAAAACAAAGTTGCAACAGGACAGGTTGCAGATTATGGATAGATTATGAACAAGACTTGAACTGTACAGTGGTCGCTGTAAACAATCACCCAGACAGCCACATGACCCTAAGAGAAGTAGCCGACAGGCTCGGAGTTTCTTTCGTGAGGGTAAAACAAATAGAAGAAAAAGCCCTGAGCAAACTAGGTATAACAGGGAAAGAATTAAAAAGGTTCTTAGATAAAAGCGAGACTACCTATTAGAAGCGTAATTTTATAATGCTTTTTAGGAATCCTATTACTATTTATTAATGATTTTGTTTCATTTTTTGACAAACACAAGGAGATATTAGAAATGAAAAAGAACGATATGTTGAACGAAAGCACCATCCGCCGCTTTATGAAGTTGGCTACCATCGGTGGTCTTAGCGATAAGTTCGTCACAGAAAACCTTTCCGAAGAAGAAGATCTTGAAGAAGGCTACGGCAAAGACGAAGAAGAAGAAATGGCTGAAGGCTATGGTAAAGAAGACGAAGAGGCAATGGACGAAGTTGCTCTCGACGAAGAAGAAGAAGAAATGGAAATGGATATGGAAATGGGCGCTGAAGAAGAGCCAATGGATATGGCTGCCGAAGAGCCAGCAGCAGGTGGCGCAATGGTTTCCGTTGATCAGTTGATGTCTGCACTTGAGAGAGCACTCGAAGATGTTCTCGGACAAGAAGTAGAAGTTTCCCAAGACGGCGAAGAAGAAATGGGCGCAGAAGAAGAGCCAATGGAAATGGATATGGATATGGAAATGGGTGCTGAAGAAGAAGGCGGCGAAGAAGAAGCCGGTGAAGAAATGGAAGCAGAAGAAGAGGAAGAAGAACTTGCTGAAGTTAACGCTGATGTAATCGAGGAAGTCTTCGCCCGTGTTATTCAGAGACTCCAAAAAGAAACAAAATCAAAATAATAGTTGCATTTCTAGCATCTCTTTGGTATAATACAGGGGTGATCCAATAACGGGTCTCCCCTTTTTTTATTTGGAGGTAAAATGGAAGTCTGGGCAGCAGCCGCATTATTCTTTGGAGGAGCCTTATGTTATAGGTTCATAGCAATCTTATTGGACTTAGGGCATATGCACAACACAATTAAGGCTACGACAGACCAGATTATTTTGTTGCTAGTCTCAACTTCACAGGACATTGCTTTCATAAAGTCAATCAAGTATGAGACAATGGAAACAATGGACCTTCCAGAAGAACAGATTGAGTTAGTAAAGAAGATTGATAAAGAAACATTTAAGATTTGGAAAGACCTTGTTCATTTGAAAATGTTTGATCTCTTTCCAAAAGCACACAAGAAGATTCTAACTCAATACAAGTGGGATATGATAACCAAAAGCATAGACGAGTTGTACAAATGATGATGCATAAAAAAGATATACTTGACTTTATTAGGCGATATGATGAGAACTTTGGCTTGCAGGATAATATTTACTATGCTACCAAAGCGTTTAAAACTAACTCAGTTATTAATTACTTAGGCGAACTCAAGGACAACGACGTTCTTGACTATGAGGAAGCAGAACAGATATTTGAACTCTTGGTTAAGTATCTCCGTAATGAAGCAGATGTAATCTGGGACAGAGATAGAGTAATGTTCAGAATGCTAAAAGGAGACAAAGCGAATGCCGAAGCAGAAGAAAACTAAGAAAGAAGAGACAGTAGAAGAAGAAGTAGTGGAACTCACAGACGAGGAACTTCACCAAGAACTCACAGCCCTATTGGAACAAGCAATGGGTCAGCAGCAAGAAGAATCAGATCTTCGTGTAGCCCAACTCTATGGCGACGTAGAAGAGAAAATGGCAGCAGACCTTATCTCTGCTTTCCTTATCTTGCGTGAGTCAGGCAAATACAAACTATTAGAAGAAGGTAAGACAGAGCCTATCACAGCCTACAAACCATTTGAACTTATCATTTCTACTCCCGGTGGAACTGCCGTTGATATGTTCTCTATCTATGATATGATGCGCCAAATCCAAGACGACTGTGAAATCCACACATACGGTCTTGGTCGTGTTATGTCGGCTGGTGTTATCCTTCTCGCAGCAGGAACCAAGGGCAAGCGCAAGATTGGAGCCAACTGTAGAGTAATGATACACAGTGTGATTGGTGGACACCACGGCTCTATTGAAAACTTGGAAAACGAAATGGAAGAGGTTCGTTGGATACAACAACAATACAACAAAGCACTCTGCGACGAGACACACCTTACACCAAAGTTGTTGAAGCGTCTCTTGTCTAAGAATGTGAATGTCTACCTCACAGCACAAGAAGCAGTAGACTACGGCATTGCCGACATTATTGTTTGAGGATAAAGAATGAAAGAACTACTAACAGAATGGCGAAACTTTATAAATGAAGCAGAGGATGCCGACTTGTATAAAGTTCCATTCGCAGACTCTGTTGCGAGTTTCATAGAAAAAAAGGTTTCAGGAGAAGATACAGAGTCCGATAACTTGATTAAAGGTGTTTCCGTTATACCTTTGAGAAGAGATAGAGGGGTGTTTGATAAGTGGCGATTCAAAAAACAATACATCAAAGACCCAGAACTCAAAGAAGAAGACATAGATAAAGTGCTTGATGATATGTTGATCTTTTCAAAATGGATTGAAAAGTCATTTTATGATTGGAAGGAAGGCGGTCAAGACGAAGATGAAGGCTTTACCCTAGCCAAAAAGGTTAGGCACATTGGATCTGACTATCGTCTATTGAGATCTTTCGCACCAGCATTAGAGGCACAGTTAGAGGATAAAGAATGAAAGAATTACTAACAGAGTGGCGGAACTTTATGAACGAAGAAGAAAGAACAGTCGTTGCCTATCACGGCAGCAATGTTCCTATTCGCAAGTTCAGCAGAGACTTTGGTGCCCAAGGTGTTATGTGGTTCGCAGAAGATAAAGACAAGATCATTAGTGGTGAAAGCGGTGCTCTATCTTCCAAATACATTATGAAGGTAGAACTAACTGTTGATAAGACTGCTGGCTGGGAAGAATACGACAAACTCTACCTCAAACAAATAGAGGACGAGGGTTATGATAGTATCCAGTTAGACGACAACTGGATTATGTTTGATCCCAAGAGAGTAAAAGTAATCGGAGTAGAAGAAAGAAAATGAAAGAAATCCTAACAGAGTGGCGAAAGTTTCTTACAGAAGCAAACGAAACAATCCAGTCAGGAGACAACTTAGTTATCTTTGCTGACTGGGTTAAGGGACACATTGAGCGAGGACACAAGGAGCCGGGGAAAGGATCTATCTTCGCCGACTTTGATTTATCCCTAGTCAATGATGCTGTTTCAAAAGCAGACATAAACCCAAACCAAGCAGTCTATACTGTCTCGGTTCCAAATGTAGGCTATGATTTGGTTATGCCTATGGAGGAAGCGATGAAACTTCCCGATGCAAAAAGGGTCGAGGTTTCAAAAGAAGAAAGAGGTGGAGAAGTTATAGTCCCCGGAATAGAAACTTCAAAGCCCTTACAAGACTTTCTCCAAGACAAGTTGTCCGTCGTCATTAGACCAACAACAAGTTTGGAATATGTCCCAGAAGAATTGAAAGACCAAGTAGCACAGGCAGTAGAAGAAGGAAAGGCTTATTCTATTTTGAGTGCTTGGCCCGGAAGAGGCGATGTTCCACCTTCTTCTGAATGGAAAGACAAGTGGGCTGTTATTATACCCAGAGGATAAAGAATGAAAGAACTAGACCAACTTGTAGAAAACTTCTTCCAGCCTAAGCGAGATACACTTGGGCTAGACCAACTCGTTGAGATGGTTGAGGACTTGATGGGCGAAAAAAAGAAAGTAGATCCAGAAGTCTTAGATGCCATTGAGAGAAGGGCGGCTTTGATAGATGATATCTATAGAGCACTACAGGCAGCAACAGAAAATGAAGTAGAGATCAAAAAACAAACTCCTAGCATCATGGTAATCGACAGAGCGGGTGATAGGGTAACTCGTGCTAAGTTGATTGATAAAATTAAGCAAGAGGTCAAACCAGAAAATGGATCTGGATTTAGTTTAGAGCCAAAGATGGTTCACGCATCTAACAAGACGGGAAAGCAATCAGTAGTTCGCCAGATTATCGTAAAGCATCCTAAGTTAAAAGATTATTCAATAAGGCTCAAGCGAGGAGCCGGTCAGTCTGGCTTAGACTCTACAAAGTTTGAAGTGAACCTTACAAATGCTATGAACAACTTCGAGCCTCCCTTGGAAACTGGAGATGCAGGGGAACAATACAACGAGTTGGCAAAAGATATTATCGCTCAAGTGAGAAATGATATACCAGATAAAAGGTATCAGAAACTTGCAAGAAAAGGCATAAAACTTAGCAAGTTGTATTCTGGAGCGGGTGTCTCCTCGAACGAGCCAAAGACAGATTTGATTTCCGACGATGGCGAAGTAAGAATATCGGTAAAGAAATACCCAAAGGCTCAGGCTGCTTCAGCCCAAGGTCCAGAGGCAGCAGCATTATTCTTGGCTGCTACTAGGGAATATCTTGAAGACAATGAACAATATGGATTTGCTGGGAAGTATTCAACAGCAGCCAAGATAAAGAAACTCTTTAGATTTGAGAGTGATTTATCTGTCCTAAAAGGCAAAAGCGAAGAGGAAGCGGCTCGTATTAGAGAAGAGAGAGCAAAACTTTTGGATGAGATTATCAAGGCAGGTATGCAAGATGATAACTTAGAGATATACTTGATTAAGGAAGCATACCTTGGATCTCACAAGTTTGATGAGAAATCTCAAAAGGCGGTTCCAAACTATTTCCTAACTTGGGATGACCTTTTACAAAACACCTCCTTCCTTTCAGCCGCTGAGTTTCTTGAAAAGGCTATAAAAGACACAAGAGTCGATCTCCGAGGAAGAGGTGGATCTCGTGGCTTATCACTTAGAATAGACTTTGAAGCAAAATAATACTTGACAACCCCACCACAATAGTATATATTACACAGACTAGACCACAACGAGGTAAAAATGTCTAAGCAATACGAATCAGGTCAGACACTCCAGCAGAAGATTGCTAGGGGTATCGACATCTTGGCTGATAATGTAGCAGCCACAATGGGACCAAGAGGTCGCAATGTAATCCTACACAAAGAAGGCTCCAACCCAATCATTACAAAGGACGGCGTAACAGTCGCCAAGTTCGTTGACCTAGACGATCCCTTTGAGAATGTCGGGGTCCAAATCCTAAAGCAAGTAGCAGACCAAACCAACACAGATGCAGGGGACGGCACAACTACTTCTACTGTATTGGCTCGTGCTATTTACAAAGCAGCCCAACAGTATGTTCTCGCTGGCTCCTCGCCAACAGAACTCAAACGAGGTATGGAAAAAGCAGTCGAGGTTATTACAAGCAATCTAAAACAATCTGCTACACCAATCAAAACCAAAGAAGACATCGAGCACATTGCTACTATCTCAGCAAACGGCGACAAGACTATTGGTAGCCTGATTGCTACAGCGGTAGACAAGGCAGGAAAAGACGGGGCTATCACGGTAGAAGAAGCCCGTTCAATGAATACGACCCTAGACATTGTTGAGGGTTTCCGGTTTGATTCTGGCTTCTTATCTCCACAGTTTATTAACGACGAACGACGCTCTGCTGTTACCTACCACGACCCAATGATTCTGGTGACTGACGCCAAGATTGATTCAGTAGAAGATATGCTACCCTCACTTGAACTCGCAGCCAGAGAAGGCAGACCCTTCGTTATTGTTGCGGAGGACATTGAAGGTCAGGCTCTTGCTGCCCTCATTATGAATGCTGTCCGAGGCACAATGAAAGTCGCAGCAGTCAAGGCTCCTCGTTATGGCGAGGAGAGAAGAAACATTCTAAGCGACCTTGCTACTTCTGTTGGTGCTACCTTGATTACCAAAGAGAAAGACCTGACCCTGCGTGATGTAAAGATGGACCACTTTGGAACAGCCAAGAAGGTTGACGTAACAAAGAACCTCACCACAGTTATCGACGGTATGGGAGAACCAGCCGAGATACAAGAAAAGATTTCTATGCTACGGGACCAAGTTGCTGCTTCTGATACTCTACAAGAAGGCGAAGCAATCCAAGAAAGGATTACCAGACTTGCGAGTGGAGTAGCCATTATCCGTGTCGGTGCCTCAACCGAAGTGGAAATGATTGAGAAGCGACATAGAATTGAAGACGCCCTCGAAGCAGTCCGAGCAGCAAAGGAAGACGGTATTGTAACTGGTGGAGGCACAGCACTCCTGCGAGCCGTCCAAAACCTAGAAGTACATACAGACAACGCAGAACAAGCGCAAGGTGTTGCTATTATTAAGGAAGCCTGTTATGAACCTATCAGGCAAATCCTAACCAACGCAGGTAAATCGCCCGACGTTGTAATCAATAACATACTGCAAAGCGACCAAAGCGACATCGGGCTAGACGTAGCAACCGACCAGTATGTTGACTTGTATGAAGCAGGAGTAGTAGATCCAGTCAAGGTAACTTGCTGCGCTATCAAGAATGCGATGAGCGTTTCCTCTACTTTGCTTACAACCAACCACGCTATTATCGGAGGATAAGATGAGGGTAAAGATAACCAAAACAGTAGACTTGAGCGACTTGGCTGGTGAAAGCAGAAGAATGCTTGACCAAGCCAAAAACAAAATTGTGTATAACTTGCCAGACCAGATGTCTCAAATCGTAAGAGTGTCCTTGTCTAATCAAGCAGAAGAGTTCTTTCAGGCTATTGAACTGATCGACAAGTTCAGACAGCAGTTGGCAGCCATTGACGAGAATCTGCAAGAAGTTCATAATATTATGCAGGGATACAAAGACGCCCTCCTTCCACCACAGCCAGAGGTTTCGGCAGAGGAAGAGCGCAATGCTGAATGGGCTGCAAAGGAACAAGCAGAGTATGAAAAGTTTATGTCCAGAGTAATGGATGCGGAGGGAAGCAATGAGTCAGCAGAAAATGAAGAGGGGTGATCTTGCTTGGTTGCCATCAGCAACTTCGCTCCTACAGTTTCAAAATGAAGATGACCCAGAGTCAGGGGTGAAGTTATTCTGCAACCCAAAGGTTCCTACGCACGTTCTGGTATTGGGAGAGATAAAAGACATTTACTATAAAGTAAACTACCGAGGTGGTGTCTGGGCAGTCCCCAAGCATTATCTGTATATTGCACAGGAGGCAACTAATTATGCTAGTTAAACTTATTGAAGTGTATAGTAAAAACACATACGCTTCCAACTCAGACGGCAAGGTAGAAGAGTATTCTTTAAGAGAAGTATTCGTAAACCCAGAGCACGTTGTTTGTATGAGAGAGAACGACAGTCTAAAGACAAGACTTTCAGAAACACCACTAGGACAGGAGATACACCCAGCAGAAGGTTTCACTAAGTTATACATTAACAGGGGACAATCAGGATTGGACCTTGACGTTGTAGGAGACTTAGGAGCAATCCAAAATAAACTGCTCGGCAAAAAGAAATGAAAGAAAGAAGCACATACTTCCTTTACACAATACCAGAATGCCCTTACTGCACAATGGCTAAGGAACTGCTAAGGGACAAGCAACACAAGTTTGTTGTAATGGAACTAAACAGAGAACACGCAACCCTCCTCAGACTAAAAGAGGAAATGGATTGGGGTACAGTCCCTATGGTATTCCAACTTGAAGGCAGAAACCATAAGTTTATCGGCGGCTATGTCGATCTCAAAAAGAAACTAGAAGGCAAGGAAAATGACGAGTAACAGCGACAAAAAGACTTCCTACGCTCTAAACGTACAATCAGCCTATAAGCAACTAGAAGAAGCAGAAACCCTGATTAACAAAGGGATTTCTATGATGGAACTGTTTTTCTGCGGAGAGACTGAACTCCTGCACAAAGACCACGCAATCAGACTTTTGGCTGAGTACATAACAAACAACAACTTCTACGCCAATCTGCTGGAAAAGCAACTGCATTCCAACAACAGGATACAGAACAAGAAAACTGGAGCAGACAGCATTGTGGTTGGTCAGACTGACTTTGACTTGATCAACGCTTATGTTATGATGACTGCTGCTTGTGAAAACGAGTTAGCATTGATAGGCATTTCTATGAGGACACACTAATGAGCGAAGAACATAAAAACCTTGACGAAACACAAGAAGTCCCAGAGGTAGATCTCAAGCCAAAGAAGCCAGCGAAAATCTGCTCGCAGGGCATAAGAACTTTCACCGTATGTCGTATCAACGACGAGAGTGGTGTATCTGGAACAGGTATTGTGATTGAGGGGATTACCTTGGCGACAGGGCAATGTGTTGTTCACTGGCTTTACCCCCCTCCGAAGGGAAGTATTGCTATTTTTGAGAGTATCGCAGATTTCGCAACAGTTCACATTAAACCTCACCCCGGCAATGAAACAATCATTACTTATGAAGACGGGGAGCAGGTCCATTATAAACAAGACGGCTCTGTACTACACAAGCCAGCACAACAAGAAGAGGAAACAAATGAGTAAAGTATTAGAAGTAAACGACACCAACTTTGAACAAGAAGTATTGAAATCAGACCAGCCAGTCATTGTAGATTTCTATGCTCCTTGGTGTGGACCCTGTAGAATGTTGGCTCCGCAGATTGATAAACTTGCCGAGCAGTATGAAGGCAAAGCAAAGGTTGTAAAAGTAAATGTAGACGACAGCCCAAAGACAGCGGCTTCCTTCGGCATCCGTGGGATCCCTGCTGTCTTTTCTTTCAAGGAAGGCATCATTGTTGATACGCAAATGGGAACTCCACCAAACACAAAAGCAAGGTTGGAACAACTGGTTGAAGGAGTAATCAATTGAGAACAGTAGAAAAGCCTTGGGGCAAAGAAGAAATCTGGGGAGAGACAGATAAATATTTAGGCAAGTTCCTATACATCAGAGCAGGTGAAATGCTTTCCCGCCAATACCACGAGGTAAAAGAAGAAACTATCTGTGTGCTTGAAGGCGTCCTTTGCCTTGAGATCGGCAGACCAGAAGAGACAGGCTTCCAAAGAATGTATTTGGGTGAAGGCTCAACCTATCACGTCAAGCCCGGAACAGTCCACAGGTTTATGGCAACCACTACCAATGTAAAGTTGGCTGAAGTCAGCACACCAGAGATTGACGATGTTGTGAGATTAGAAGATAAATATTCAAGGTAGGCCCTTGACAAGTAAAAATGTATGTTTATATTGTATCTATAATCAATGGCAGATAAAAACTGCCCTCAACCTTTAAGGAGATAATACAATGACAACATTGATTAGAACAAACAACTTTCCAAACACGAGTCTCTTTGACTCCCTCTTTGATCCATTCTTTACGACTGCGACAATCCCAACAAGAAAGACAACCTCAACGAATACCAAAGTATCCAACGAGGAAGATAGATTTATTATTTCCGTAGCAGCACCGGGATTGGACAAAGAGGACTTTAACATTTCAGTAACCGATGGTGTGCTTACAGTAGCAGCAGACAAAGCAACTACTGAGTTCGGCACAACCACATTCACAAAGACTTGGACCCTACCAGAAGGGACAACAACCGACAGGATTTCTGCTGATTACAAGCAGGGTATCTTGCGAGTGAATGTAATGAAGCCAGAGGCTACTACACCAGAAACTACAACTATCCAAGTAAACTGATGTCTCTTATTAAATCTATTTCATTTCTGTCAGTGGGAGGAGTTCTGCTCCTCCCACTTTTTTGTTTCTCCTGCAACCAGTTCAGCGGAGAGTTTGAGTCTAACCAGTTTGTATTGGTAGAGACAGTCAAGTATGATAATGAATGTATCACAACGCTGTATATTGACGGAGAATACACGACGAGAGTGAAAAGTAAAAACTGTAGGTTCTATGTGAAAACTACAACCGTAAACAAAAAATAAATATATTTATTAGGACTTGACTTATGGTTGAGTTAGTGCTAAATTTAGCACGTTCACACTAGGAGGCATTATGGCTAGAACAAGCGGAACAGCAAACAATAAAGCAAGGGCACACGGTCCAAAGAAGACCAGCCAAGGCAAGAGTGTATTCTCAAAGGTGGGAAGCAAGGGAGGAGGAGTAGGCGGTTCTACTCCTTCAAAGAGATACCGCAAGAAGTATCGTGGACAAGGGAGGAAGTAATTTGAATAACGCACATCAAAGACCAGAGTTGGAGTATGACATCTGGCAACCCAGTGAAATCAAAGGTCGCCCAGACCTTAATGTAAGAATAAGACTACACCCTATCACAGACAGGGCTGTCCAAAGAGTTCAAGAATACGGGGATGTTATGAAGTTGATGCACATTTCTCACTCTGGTCCTTTTGATTGTAGCGAAGAACAAATCCTCGTTATGTCTCTTAATGAGAGGTGGCAAGGTTGGTTTAGGAATGGGGTCGATGTTGACTTTGAGTTGACCTAAAAGCCTCTCCCTAAACTATTTATGTAGATGAATATCTACGAAGACATTGGTCGTATCCGAGTTGGAGACTTGGTTGCGCTAAAAGGAACAAGAGAACAGGACGAAGGTCCAATAGGTATTGTCTTGTCCGAGATAGTTGTAACCTCGTTTCCTGTTTCGGGACGCAAACAAATTTCGTTAGAGTATCGTTGTTGTATGATAGGCAAGAATGGTAAAATGATAACAATGACCTTTTCAGAACGGGACTTGGTGGTCCTCAGTGGCGTAGGAGCAGGGGGCGAAGGGTAGGTCAGAAGAGGCAAACGCCGATTTTTTTCGCCAGAAATTTTTATGAAATCACTAACAGACGAATTGCTAGGCATAAAGCAGGACAAGTTTAAGGTAGGAGACTTGGTTAAAACAACCGCTTCAACCTCCACAGTCCAAACTAAGCCGTGGCTAGGTGTAATCACAACAGTGACTTTGCTAAAAAATAAAGAAGGCGAAAAGAAAAATCTATACACAGTGGATTGGATAGAAGTAGAAGCAAAAGAAATACTTTGGTATGATTGGTATGACGAGGACCTAGAACTAGTTCAATCCGCAGCCAACTGCTAACAAACTAAGGGAGGGCTATGGGTGCAGGAATCAAAATATAAAGTAGGAGATTTAGTCTCCTGTTATTATAAAACTATTCCTCCTGCCCCACAGTGGGACCCATTCGTAGAAGGACGCCCAGCCATCGTGCTGGAAGTTCACAGCACCCTAAACAGCCAAAGCAAAAAGCCTCGCTACTTCTACAAGATAGTTGTTTCTACATTTGAAGGCGGCTATGTTACCCGCACAGTTACCCAGAACAATCTCTTGCCTTACGCAGACATACCAGAACTAGACCAAGAAATAGAACAACTGGTAATGGACTACTACAAAAAGCACCCACTTGCCTCAGATTAACCTTGACATTCCTTTCCCAATCCTTTATACTACTTACCAAAGACCACCACTAGAGGAGATTGGTATGAGAAAACTAGACATTATAATCGGCATTCTACTTGCCCTACTAACCCACGCAGCCTACGCCGAGAACGGCACACCACCCGACGAAGTTGAATCCCAAATATCGGAGACAGATACTTCATTTGTCGGTGCTCGTATTCTAAAACAAGGCGATGAAGTCTGGGGCGGAGCAGCCCACATTGGTCCATACGAAGACGAAGGTACCGACGGCTATGCTTTCTGGCAAGGAGACACCCTCTTCTTTGGAGGAGACAATCCCCTAACAGGCAATACAATCGACGGGGTTGCTGAGTTCTATTGGTTCGAGTCTTCTATCCCTAAGTCTGCTGACTTTTATGTAATGGTTCTCAAAGTAAAGTCCTCGCCAAATATCATTGCCGACTGGCAACTTGCCCAAGAAGATGGCTGGCTTGGTGAGTTCTTATACAACATCTTACCTGCTCAATATGTTGATGTTGTTATGAAAAATAACGGCGATGCTGGCGCATTAAGGTGGGATTGGTCTGTGCCTTTCCAAAACTATAAGTGGGAGCCTGTCAAAACAATTAACATTTCTCAGTCTTATTCTGCTGGATACGACACCA